AGGTACAAGGAAGATGTTGGGATGGATGACAGCTGGTTATACGGAAAAATTGTTTTATGACTGGGATAAGAAGAATGAAATGTCAAAAGGAAAAACTGAAGAAGAAGCAGCAGGAATAGCTTTAAACAATGCATCATTTGGTATTATCCCCAATAAAAAATATTTACCTGAATTAAAAAAAATTGCTGAAGACATGGGAATTAACCCTCAAGCTTTTGAAAAAGTTTATTTTTTGAATGAACAGATGGTTGACGTGCAAAAACAAGATGCACAGTATCAACAAAGAATTGAAATGATTAAAAAAATGCCAGGCGATCCTGAAAGGAAAGCTAGAGCCTTAGCTGATATGGAAGAAGCTTATGCGAATTGGCAAAAAGGGATGACCTCCCAGATAGGGAAGTGGTCTGAAGATGTGGCAGGTCAAATTGCTATTAGTAAAACAAAGCTTCCAAAACCGAGCTTAGATCAAATTGCAGAGGAACGTTATAATATTACCGATGAGGATTGGATGAAACCTTTTGCAGAGATTCAAATGGTTGGAGAGGAAAAACTTCGAAGAGAAAAAGATCGTGCTTATGATGTTCAAAGTAAATTAGCAGATCCTGAATCGGGTTCAGGATATAAATGGGTAACGAATTGGTTTACTCCTTCGGAAAACTTTTTTGATTTAAGAACCACAGGTCAAGAAAAGCAGAGATTAATTGATGATATGGTGCGTTTTGATCCAAAAGAACTTTATCGTTATAATAAAGCTCGAGGTTTAGATCCAGATAGCCCTGTTACAAAAGAAGCACTTGAAAATTTACAGTATGAACAGCCAGGTTTAGGCTTTCAAGGAGCTGAGGGTGGAATAGCGAGTTTAAAGAAAAAATGAAAAACCCAACGTTAGTCAAAAATATGAAGCATGTTAAATGGAGTCAGATTCCTCCTTTACGAGGACCGAACCCAGAAGGGTTGCGAAAGCCTATTAAACAAGATACAAAGAAACCGGAGAAGTTAAATGGCAGACAATCGAATAGATAAAGCTCTCCCGAATACGCTGACTGATGAGAAGCTTCCTGGAGAAGAAGTTATCGAAGAAGTTGATATTGCGGAGGAGTTAGGAAAAAAACCAATTGAAGTAACGCCTGAAGAAGATGGTGGAGCAACAGTTGATTTTGATCCACAAGCTAATCCTAAAATTCCAGGAACCGAAGAACATTTTGATAATCTTGGTGATCTTTTACCTAATGAAATTTTAGATCCAGTCGGTAATAAACTGACAGGGGATTATATGGACTATAAAATGTCCAGAAAAGATTGGGAACAATCTTATATTACCGGTATAGATCTTTTAGGATTTAAATACACGAATCGGACTGAACCTTTTCAAGGCGCGAGCGGTGCAACTCACCCCGTTCTTGCAGAAGCGGTTACACAATTTCAAGCACAAGCTTATAAAGAATTATTACCGTCTGACGGACCGGTAAGATCTCAAATTATTGGAGCTTCGACTCCTCAAAGACAACAACAAGCCGATCGTGTTAAAGATTTTATGAATTATCAAATTCTGGATGTCATGAAAGAATATGAACCTGAATTTGATTCGATGCTGTTTCATTTACCATTAGCAGGATCGACTTTCAAAAAAGTTTATTATGATGAACTTTTAGGACGAGCGGTTTCAAAATTTGTTCCAGCGGATGATCTTGTGGTTCCTTATACGGCAAGTTCACTCGATGATGCAGAAGCTGTGGTGCATGTAGTAAAAATGTCAGAAAATGATTTAAGAAAACAACAAGTAATAGGATTTTATAGTGACATTGAACTGGCAGCACCCAGTTACCCACCAGACGACAGATTAAAAGATGCAGAACGAAAATTAGAAGGCACTCAACGTACTGCACGAAACGAACAACTTTATACACTCTTAGAGTGTCATGTTAATTTAGACTTAGAAGGATTTGAAGATTTACATCCTGAAACGGGTGACCCGACAGGAGTAAAATTACCATACGTCGTAACAATTGAATATGGTAGTCAAAAGGTTCTTTCAATACGAAGGAACTTCGCGCCCAATGATCCATTGAAGAAGAAAATCCAATACTTTGTCCACTTCAAATTTCTGCCAGGACTTGGATTTTACGGATTTGGACTCATTCACATGATTGGCGGTTTGAGCAGAACTGCAACGGCTGCTCTCCGCCAATTATTAGACGCAGGAACATTATCCAATTTACCAGCTGGATTTAAACAAAGAGGTGTGCGTGTTAAAGATGATGCACAACCCATTCAGCCAGGAGAGTGGAGAGATGTAGATGCACCGGGTGGAAATTTAAAAGATTCATTTTATAATTTACCTTACAAAGAACCTTCACAAACGCTTTTACAATTAATGGGAACCGTTGTAGCGGCAGGTCAAAGATTCGCGGCTATTGCAGATATGCAAGTGGGCGAAGGAAATCAAAATGCGGCTGTTGGAACAACGATCGCTTTACTTGAAAGAGGTTCACGAGTCATGAGTGCAATTCACAAAAGACTTTACGTAGGAATGAAACAAGAATTTAAACTTTTAGCAAAAGTGTTTTCAACTTTTTTACCTCCCGAATACCCTTACGATGTGGTGGGAGCTGCAAAAAATATTAAACAAACCGACTTTGATGACCGAATTGATGTTTTACCGGTAGCGGATCCAAATATCTTTTCTATGTCTCAACGAATTACAATGGCACAAACAGAATTACAACTTGCGATGTCGAATCCTCAAATGCATAATTTATATGTAGCGTATCGCAAGATGTATGAAGCAATCGGGGTCAAAAACATTGATCAGGTATTACCTCCACCGCCGCCTCCTTTACCAAAGGATCCGGCTTTGGAAAATATTGATGCTTTGGGACAAAAACCGTTTCAAGCATTCCCTGGTCAAGACCACCGAGCGCATATTACATCGCACTTAAATTTCATGGCAACAAACATGGTGAGAAATAATCCACCCGTGATGGCTGCCTTACAGAAGAATTGTTTAGAGCACATTTCACTCATGGCTCAGGAACAGATTCAACTTGAATTTAGAGAAGAAATGCAAATGTTGCCGCAAATGCAACAACAGGCCGTACAGAATCCACAAATTCAGCAACAGATGCAACAAATTTCTCAAAAAATTGAAGCGAGAAAGGCAATTTTGATTGCAGAAATGACTGAAGAATTTATGAAGGAAGAAAAGAATATTACTTCCCAATTTGACCATGATCCACTATTAAAACTTAAAGCAAGAGAAGTGGACTTGAAAGCAATGGAAAATGTGCGTAAAGAAGAAGAAACAAAGGCAAGAATTGATCTGGATAAAGCTAAATTAGTTCAAAATAAAGATTTAACTGAAGATAAGCTTGAACAGAACGAAGATTTAGCTCATTTAAGAGCTGACACGGCGATTACAAAATCAATCATGTCCGCTGAAACTAAATTAACGTCTGATCGTATGAAACGTAAGGATGTAAAGACCTTGAAAGGTCCGCAAAGGTAGTATACAACAACTAAGGAGTAAATTATGACTACACTAGAAAAAGCAAGCAAAGACAAAGTTGGTAGAAAAGGAAATGTTTCCTTAAACAAAACTGACAATGTCGCTGTGCCCCCTCAAAATTTACATATGGACCCAAAAGGTCTATCAAGTTTTAGAGGAAAAGGCGTTTATATTGCTCAAGGCGATAAAAACGAAATTAAAGGCACAAGAAGAATGCTTAAATCTAAAGACAAAACTGTAACCTGGTACTAATATGTGGTTTGGTCTAGCGAAGATGGCTCTCAAAACAGGGAGTCATATTTATCAGAATAGACAAAAGACAAAAGCCGCGATGTCCGATGCAGCTTTGATGCACGCCGAGCGCATGGCGCGAGGTGAAGAATCTTACCAAGGCAAACTTTTAGAATCGCGAGATAACGATTTTAAGGACGAATTCGTACTTTTGATAATTTCGGCGCCGATCATTGTTTTGGCGTGGGGAGTTTTTTCAGACGATGCGCAAATGATGCAGAAGGTGGAGCTTTTCTTTCATCATTTTGGCTCACTGCCGATATGGTTCCAAACTTTGTGGATTACCGTGGTAGCGAGCATTTTTGGCATCAAGGGTACACAGGTGTTCAGGAACGGTGGACCTAAGAAGAAATAGTATTGCTTTTTATGGATAATTATACTAACAATCAGACAAGGAGACAAACATGAGAAACGATTTCGGAACAAGACCTTATAAATCCAGATTCCCTTACAAAGCTGGTTCTAAAAAGAAACAAGGCTATAAAGCCAGAGAAGATGAATCTTTAGGAATGCGTACTGGAAAAGAATCCACTAAGAAACAATCTATGAAAGATCGTAGAGATGAATCTTATGGCAAATGGGGCAAACGACCTAATCAAAAGATTAACAAATAGGAATTTATTATGAGCGTAATAGGCGCAGCATTAAGAGGTTTTGGTAGAGCTCTTAAAAAAGGTAAACATCTTAGATCCAGTAAAACAGGAGCTATTAAATCTGTTAAACCTGGTGTAGGTGGTTTGAAAAAATCACGAGAGATGTTTGAAAGTTTACAAGAATCTGCGGCTACAGGTGTCAAGAACTTTGGTAGACCCCATACGACTAAACTTATATCTGAACAAGGAGTTAAAAAAGGTTTTCCAGGTCTAACTAAACAAGGAGGGGACCTTGAAAGAGCAAAGAAAAAATTAGAAAAAATAACTGGTCAAAAAATAGGCGAGTTAAAAATTCCAAAAGGAAAAAAATAATGGGAGATATTTCAATAAAAGGTAAAAGTCCAATTTTAAGACAAAGCTTCGCCGTAGGTGGCGCAGTAAGACGTTTAGGTAAAGCTCTAAGAGGACGTAAAGGCCGTGGAAAAGATTTTAAAACACATGGAAGAGATGTTCCAACAATGGCGGCTAAAGGCGGAAGAATTGGTTTAAGAACAGGTAGTAGAGGACCAAGCGCTGGTGAAAGAATTAAAGCTAGAAAAGCAAGAGCCGATGAGTGGTGGACAGGAAAAAGAGGAAGTCAGAGTACATATGTCCCTGGTCTTGACAAAGAATTAAGAGAAAAAAGACCTCATAGTTCACCTGAAGGACGAATGAGAGATATAAAGACTGCTTTTGCCAAGAGTAAAGCAGACAGAATACAATCAACCCTGGCAAAATATAACCGACCAGTTCCATCAGGAAGAGCCCTTCATAAAAAAGGTGGAAAAGCTGACAAGAACTGGATGCAAAAAGTTAGTGCTTCAATTAAAAAAAGAGGAACTAAAGGAAAATGTACACCGATTACAAAACCTGGATGTACAGGAAGAGCTAAAGCATTAGCTAAAACATTCAAAAGAATAGCTGCAAAAAATAAGAAAGCCTAATGGCGACACGAAATAAAACAAAATTTAAAAACAACTGGTTTACAAAACTAAAAAAACCTAGTGGCGTAAGTGAACCTTATAATGGTTCTTATATCTCTGGAAAATTAGGTGGAGTAAAGGTTGGAAATGAAAGTTTAAAGAAGTATTATAATAAAATAATTAATGGATTTAGAAACTCTAGTATATAAATTACGTCGTGGTCTAGAGCGACGCGTACAAGCCTTATCATTATCTATTACGTCTGGTGGGGTTGACAATATGGAAACCTATAAGTATATAATAGGTCAGATTAGTGCACTGGAATCAGTGCGACAGGAAATCTCTAACCTGCTTGATGAAAAGGAGCCAAAAAATGCAAGAGTCAACATCGTTGAAATCCCAAAAGGAAATTCAACAACCAAACCAAAAGATTAAGCTACCTAATAAATCATTAGTAGGAGTAAGGCCCTCAAAGCCTAAAGAAGTCACTAAAGATTCTAAAAAATTACCTCAACCTACGGGTTGGAGAATGATAGTTCTTCCATTCAAAATGGATGAGAAGACACAAGGGGGAGTGCTAATAACGGACAGCGCTTTGGAACGTCAACAAGTGGCGTCACAATGTGGGTTAGTTTTAGCAATGGGATCACAATGTTATAAGGATAAAGAGAGATATCCGGATGGTCCATGGTGCAAGGTCAACGAATGGGTTGTCTTTGCCCGATACGCGGGATCGCGTATTAATATTGAAGGTGGGGAAATTCGTCTTCTTAATGACGACGAAATTTTAGCAACCGTGCAAGATCCTAAAGATATTTTGCATGCTTTTTAACATAGAAGGAGAAAAACTATGCCCACAGAGAACACTAATGAAAAACCATTAGAAAAGGGACAGAAGACTGTTCCTCTCGATACATCTGGACCAGGAGCGGAAGTAATCGTTTCTGATGAAAAGGATGAATCGGTAGTAGAAACAAAAGACAAAGAACCGACAGTAACCTATACAGAACCTGAAACAACGGAACAAGAACCAGAAGTCAAGGAAGAAGAAACAGTTAAAGAGATTAAGCAGGAACAAAAACAGGACGACACTAAGCTCGAAGAGTATAGCAAAGGAGTACAAGGACGTATTGCTAAGCTAACTCGAAAAATGCGTGAAGCAGAACGCCAAAGGGATTCTGCAACTGAGTATGCAAGAGCCTTAGAAGGTCAAAGACAAGATGATCAGAGACAGTTTACTAAACTGGATACTGATTATTGGAAACGATTTGAAACGAATGTCAAAACTGGCATGGATTCGGCGCAACGAGAATTGGCCGGAGCTATTGAAGCTGGGGATGCAAAAGCTCAAGTCGAGGCAAACAAAAGGATTGCTACATTAGCGTTGGAGAATGCGAAAATGGAGCAAGCCAAAGAAGGTAGAGAAGACGTCAAATTGTCTGACGGTGGTAAATTACCAACACAAACTCCAAGAGAATTACCTTATCAACAACCAGCTGATCCTAAAGCGGAAACTTGGGCAGGAAAGAACAGATGGTTCGGTCAAGACCGAGCTATGACGTTCACTGCATTTGAAATCCATAAGGATCTTGTTGAAAAGGAAGGATTTGATCCTAAATCTGAAGAGTATTATGAAGAAGTTAATAAAAGAATACGTGTTGACTTTCCTCATAAGTTTGGTACAAGTGAAACTATACAAACGACTAGGCCCGTTCAGTCGGTGGCTTCTGCAAATAGAAGCGTAAAACCTGGTCGCCAAACTGTGAAACTCACACCTTCACAAGTCGCTATCGCGAAAAAACTGGGTGTGCCACTCGAAGACTACGCAAAACAATTAAAACTCACGAAGGAGGTATAGCGTATGAACAAAGAAACTAAAACAACTTCTCGTGCGAACCAAACACGGTCAAAGACTGAGAGACCAAAAGTGTGGGTTCCTCCATCTTCTCTAGATGCACCCCCTGCGCCTGATGGATTCAGGTACAGATGGATCAGAGCAGAATCTCTTGGATTCGACGATTCTAAGAATATTCAAGGCAGATTAAGATCTGGTTATGAATTAGTTAGAGCCGAAGAAGTCGAGAACTCTTCTGATTATCCAGTACTCGATACTGGAAAATACAAGGGGGTAATTGGGGTCGGTGGCCTTTTGCTTGCAAAGGTACCTGACGAGATCGCAAACCAACGTGCGGCTTATATTAAGAGACGTACGGAAGGTATGAACGAAGCAGTAGACAACGATCTAATGAGGGAGCAGCATAAGAGTATGCCGATCAATATTGATCGACAATCTCGTGTAACCTTCGGTGGTACAAAGAAGTAATTTTATTTCTACGGCGCAATGCCTATCACTGAATTTTTAATAATCGTTCACAGGTAAAACTGTGAACATAGGAGACGACAAACTATGGCTAATACAAGTACAACGGGATACGGATGTAGAGCAATTGAGACTGTTGGTAATACACCAGCAACTCAAGGGCAATCTAGATACAGTATCTTGTCAGGTTTGGGCGTGCGAATCCTTAAGAATGAACCAATTGGACCACAAGACGGATCTGGTGACGATGGCTATATGCAAAGTATAGCTCCCGCTACTATGGACGACACTGGTACAGGTGGAGCTTCTTGGGATGCAGATACTACTACTCCAGAGGTTTGTGTAGGAATTTCAAACGGCGTATTTTACGTTGATGGAACTACGAAAAAACCTACGTGGGGTAATTCAGTAGCTGCAAGTCAAACATTCGCAACTAACCCAAATACAGGTAGCAGCGATGGTTGGGTATTCGTTAATGATTATCCGTTCCAAGAGTATATGATTAGAGCAGACGCAGTAATAGGATCTACTATTGCACTAGCTCAAGCCGCTTTTTTGGTGAAATATATGAACCAAAATAATGGTGGAGCTGGCTATGAAGGCCAGTCAACAGCTACTCTTGATTATCAAGCAACTACAAACAACGGTCGAATGTGGAAAATCGTAAGAACTGGTGAAGTACCAGAACAAAAAGATGTAACCGCAATAGGCTGTGATGTAGTAGTGGCTTTTAATACGGGCGCTAATCAATTCCTAAGAGATGATGCAGCATAAGGAGAATAAAACATGGCAATATCACGAGCGCAGTTAGTTAAAGAGCTTGAACCAGGTTTGAATGCATTATTTGGACTGGAATACAAGCGATACGAAAACCAACACGCTGAAATCTACAATATAGAATCTTCTGACAGAGCTTTCGAAGAGGAAGTTATGTTATCAGGATTCGGAAACGCACAGGTAAAGGGCGAAGGTCAAGGAATTGCATTTGACGATGCACAAGAAACCTTCACCGCTCGTTACACTCATGAGACAGTAGCTCTAGCATTTGCTATCACTGAAGAAGCTATCGAAGATAATCTCTACGATAGACTTGCTTCTAGATATACAAAAGCTTTGGCGAGATCCATGGCGAACGCTAAACAAGTTAAAGCAGTGTCCCCAGTAATTCAAGGTCTTCCGACTACGGATAATTTTGATTCTGGTGATGGTGTTTCTTTGTTTAACACGTCGCACACTACATTAGGTGGCTCATTTGCGAACACATTGGCAACGCAAGCTGACTTAAATGAAACTTCATTAGAACAATCTCTAATCGATATTGGAGAAATGACTGATGAACGTGGACTTTTAATCGCAGCTAAAGGCGTGAAAATGATTGTTCCGCCTGAAAACCAATTTAATGCAGAGAGATTGATGAAATCTCAAGGTAGAACTGGCACAGCTGATAATGATATCAATGCAGTGAACAGTATGGGTATGATTCCTCAAGGTTATAGAGTGAATAATTACTTAACTGACGCTGATTCTTGGTACATTATTACTGATGTTCCTAACGGCATGAAAATGTTCGTTAGAACTCCATTGAATACAGCAATGGAAGGCGATTTCGATACTGGAAACGTTAGATATAAAGCTAGAGAAAGGTACTCATTTGGAGTATCCGACCCTAGAGGTATCTTTGGCGTAGAAGGTGCTTAATAAGTAAATTAAGATTTGAGGCGGAACACAATTCCGCCTCATTTCGACTATAAAGTAAGAAATACACTATGAAAAACTTCCGAGTACAGATTCATGCTTACGGCTATACAGCTGATTTTAATATTATGGCTGAAGATACAGCCCAAGGTATTGAAAAATCAATCCTTGACAAGCTGGGAAAAAATGAGGTAAAGTTCGAATCTAATGGATTTACGAGGAAAGATCGTAAATGGATAACCTATGAGGAGGTTACAGATGACCGAAGAGCTGTACAATACGAAACGGTCCTTGGAACTAGAGTGGCAACAAGAGCATCTGAAGGACGGCAAGCATAATATCAGGATGATTGAAATTAATAGAA